GGATGCTTTAGATGCGATATAAAAACCAATGTTATTAACGTTGTATCTGTCTTTAATAATTTTTAATAATGTACCTGTTTGTTCAACCGAATTTTCTTTGAAAGGGTAAGTGATTTTGAAAGGGTAAGTGATTTTAGTAATTGGATCGGTAATAAAGTTTTTAATTTTATCAATTTTTCCGGAATAAAACGGACTGGACGAACGTAAACTATCACCCATGCCGTCAGTCAACGTAATAAAGGACATTTTTTCAATATTATTTTTGCGAATAAATGAACCAAGGTATTCAGTCATAAATGCCAATGATTGATTCAATGGCGTTGAACCTAAATTATAACTACCATGAATGAACGCAAACGTGTTAAATAATCGTTTTGCCATGACATTAAATTCTCTCGTAGACATTTTGTCATTAAAGAATTCCAACAGATTACAAGTGTCTACGGTATTATTTAATGTAAATTGTTTATTACGGTAATCTACCCTTCTCGCTTTTACTCGTTCATAATAAGCAGTGTTGTCTTTATCGAAGTTTCTATAATAATGATCGGTAAACGCCAATACTTGGAACGGAATCTGCGCGCGATGACAAAACATTGCCAGAGTAATTACTTGTTCAAGTGTATCATGAATGACATTACTCATCGAACCGGACCAGTCCAGTAAAAACATCATACCGTGGTTTTTACCCCTTTTAATGGCGGTAACCCGTTTGAACAAATCATCGTTCAACTGGTAAGCAAAGATTTTCGACATATCAAGCGAACCCGATTTTGAAGTCTGGGTTCTTTTGTAAGCAGTTGCCGCTTTTTTCATTTCAAATTCTTTTACCAAATAAGATACCGTACGATTGGCGTTAGTTTTGAATGTATTAAACGCATCATCGACGGACTGGTCCATCTCAGTTCCACATCTAGTAATCATTTTTGGATAATCATCAACGTCTTTGGTTTCATCCAAAATTGTTTTTACTGGAATGATAAAATCAATATCATAATCAGTTGCTAGAGTATGGTAGTTATACTGCACCGAGGTATCTGCTAACTCATCGATGGCATTTGACAATGCTTTATCGGTAATTGATTCTAATGCTTCTTCCAGTTCTTCTTCGGTCATTTCGCGGTTACTTGAACCATCAGATGCAGAAGTTTCGCCAGTGCCTTGATCGTCATCTGTTGATTCTGCATCAACATCACTAGGAGTTTCTGATTCATCGGAGTCAGATTCATCAAATTCCATATATTCGGAATCATCGTATGAATCATCATCGCCTTCTGGATCTTCCATTTGCAATTGCGGTTTTTGTTGTTGCGGATTCTTCTCTAACTGTTCTTTTGAATAATCATAGATTTCCTGTGCAAGTTGAATTACCTCTTTAGAAGTTTCAGTTCTTTCGGTGCGGTTAACAAATTCCATCTCGGTTTTAGAGAATTTGACGTTTGCGGAAAATCCAACTTTGTACCACATATTGATTCTGTCAATAAGATTCAAAGTGGACATATCAGCGATTTCGCTTACGCCGAAGAAGTCGCGATCATTTAACTGTTTATAACCAGCAGTAAAGGTTTTGCGCAATCCAGGGTATTTGCGTTTCATTAACTTTTCTACTCGAACATCCTCGATGACGTTCAAATAAGTATGAAGTTTTTTGTTATCTTTGACAGCATCAATAATATCAAGGGTGGTATAAAGAGCATGACCAACTTCGTGACCGACCAACATCCCTTCGATTTCTGGGGTCATGTCTTTCCAAACAGGAAGAATTAGTTCGCGGGATTCGGTGTCAAACGCGGCAGTTCTGCAAGGTTTTTTAATGATGGTAAGATTTTCTGTTGCCAGAAGTTTAGCGGTAATGTCGATCACTTGATTCATAATAACTCCAAAATTCAAACTATACGCATAGTATACGTCGAATACTTCCAAAAGTAAAGAACTTTTTTAATGCCAGAAGGAAAAAGACTGTTTCGTTTTAGGAAACAGTCTTTAAAAATGAAATTCAATTAAAAAACCACTTATTAAACAAAGAGTTACAACGGTAAAATCATGGATTTTTCATCAAACCGCAGGAAAGGTAGGGCGAAAAAATTAACTCGTCGTTAAAATGGTATCAAATTCGCGTAACTTATTGATTTTATTAAGCAATTACAGAAAAATCGTTGCGCTTCTCTATGCGCAAAACTGAGTGAAATTTGTCGTTCAATATGTCACCGCGGTGTGATATAACGAACACGTTTGTATCAGACTCCAATGAGTTTATCATAGTCAATAAAGATTCCGTTGCCGTGTCATCTAATGAGGAATCCGCGATTTCGTCCATGATTAATAGGTTCGTGTTGACTGAGTTTTTCAATCTGGCGATTTGCCTCCAAGCAAACAAAATTGCAACGTCAAGTTTGCGTTTTTCGCCTTCGGAAAACGAAGCATAAGTGAACTCATCTCTAAACCTAGATTTAATGGTTTCATTAAATGATTCGTCTAACTCGAATTTGATATAAGTGTCCATGATTGCCAGATACTTATTGATTAACGTATTCATTACCGGTAGATATTCTCTGATGATAGCAGTTTTAATACCTGTATCTTTCAATAATTGATTAGAAACTTCCTGGAGTTCTCTCAATTCTAATAATGAAGTTTTTTGATTGATTTGAGATACCGTTACCGATGCTAACTCTTTTAGTTTACGTTTCTCTTCATCAACATTTGATGTATCCTGTTCAACCGATTCTATTTCCGCGCGGAACTGAGTTATCTGTTTATTCAATAACGAAATTGTATTATTGGTAGTCGATAACTCTATGTTTTTATCTGTTATTTCATTTTGAACAGATTGTATTTTTGCCAAAGATTCTTTCAGATTAATATGCGCTTTTTCTAATTGAGTAATCTTCGTTTGTTCTTCATCAATTTTATCTTGCAATCCAGCAATCACTTCCTGTTTATACTCTTCTGTGATTTCTTGGGAACAGGTTGAGCAAACAGAGTTATCGTTGAAAAAATGTACGTGGTTTGTCTGGTGGTCAATCGTGGCAGAATACTTACTTACCATTTTATTGATACGGTTGATGTCTTCTTCCAATCTACTTTTTTCGGTCGTTCGTTCCCGTAACTTTGTAATTTCTGCGGTCAGCAGTTCCGAAGTGACTTGCGATTGTTCTATCTGGGATTCGTTTTGATGAATTTTATCAAGCAAAGACCTGACCGTATCAGTTTTCGCAGCAGTCATTGCTTTGATAATTGCTGTCTGGGATTCTACCTTTGCCTTTGCTACTTTAATCTCAGCGTCTAACTTTGCAATAGAATCTTTAGTAGAAGATGCACGATCCCTTAGTAACTGATTCATGACAGAGAATATCCGAATGTCAAGAATGTCTTCCACGACCTCGCGGCGTTGACTTGTTTTAAGTTGCATAAAAGGCACGAAAGACGCGGAACCCAAAATTACAACCTGCGTGAAAGTTTTATAGTTCAACCGTAAAATTTGTTGTTCCAGAATTTTCTGATAATCTTTTGCAGATGCATCTTGATTAATCATAATACCATCGGCATAGATTTCAAAGATATTGGGTTTGAGTCCGCGAATCACTTTATATTGTTTGTTACCAACAATGAACTCGCTGGTAACCGTCAATTGTTTTCCGTTGATTGAATTAACTAATTGCCCGAGTTTAATATCTCTGAACGGTTTGCCAAATAAACAAAACGTAATGGCATCAAGAATGGTCGATTTACCTTCGCCATTTTTACCCATTATTAATGTAGTTCTTGATTTATCCAATACGATTTTATTCGCAGAATTACCGGTTGAAAGGAAATTCTTATACTCTACGTATTTAAAGTGAATAGTCGCCATTATGCCATTTCCAAGTTCAACGCTTCCGCATAAAGCGATTGAATGTATGATTTAATTTTTACAGTATCAACGTCAGTTTCGATTGATTCAATATAGTGATTTAGAACAGACTGCGTATCTTCTAATTTAATGTCATCCGACAGTTCGCCAGTAGAGAAATCTCCGATGTCTTCGATAATTTTAATCTCATAAGCACCTTTGTTATACAATTTATTCAAGAACTGATCATACTTATAGAAATCGGTCTTGTTGACTACAATTAATTTTACGTAAGTATCTTTGATTTGTAAACCACTCAAATCAACGGGTTCTTGATCTAAATCATTGTATTCAATCTTAACGAATAGTTTATTCGGATTTTCAATAAAAGTCAACTCCCTAGTAGCAAGGTCGAAAGTATGGAATCCTTTAGGATCACCATAATCTTGCCAAGTTAGTTCATAAGGCGTACCAAGATAGGTAATATTGCCTTTAGTTGACCGATGGTGGTAATGACCGGAAAATGCTTTATCATATCGGTCGAACATTGATTGAGATAAACCGCCATGCGATTCAACGCCGCGATACATCTGAAATCCAGAGATTTCTGCATGAAGCATACAAATATCTGCCTTCGACGTAGCAATTTCGTTCATTGAAGCATCGTAATTATCTTGGCAAATCCAAGGAATCATAGCGATGTCAATACCATCAACTGATACCGTTTGTGGCTCATCAATGATATGCAGATTGGAATACTCAGCTAGTAATGTTCTTGGGGTGTTTGGGAATAGAGAATTTTTGAACGCACAATCGTGATTTCCTACTATCATGTAATGATAAATTCCATATTCAACTAATTTATCAAAGTATAATCGTTTTGCTTGTTCAGCAATATAATTATTGGTATATTTTCTTTTATCCCAGAAATCGCCTAGACCAATAATTATATTGATATTATTCTCTATCAGATAAGGAAAAAATATCTCATCATAAAATTTACGTTGATGTTCAAGGATGATGGTACTATTTTCCCTTGCTCCTATATGCTGGTCGGAAATTAAAACTGCTTTCATTCTTCAATTATCCTCGGATGATATAGCTACATATTTCTTTAGAAGTTCTAATTCAAGATTAATTGTGCCAAATTGTTGTTGGATCATAGTGGCAAGATGAACAAACGCTTCCCATGCTAAATCTTCATCATCAAAATCTTTCCAGATAAAATCATATCTTTCATTAAATGCCAGAAATTTCCGATCTTCACAGAATTGATTGAAATAGTATTTTACTTTAGGTTTCATTCTTCAACTCCAAATTCTTTTTTTGATAGTAAATATGGCACAATCTAAATCGCCATCACAATTTTCAACAATATCAACTACACCAGGAACTTTAAATTTAGTCATTATTATTCCTTAATCCGTTTCATAATCACTTTTTTGCAAATACTTCGATAGTATTTTCTAATGGCATGACAATTATTTCAGCTGGAGCAACTTTATCAGCAAATTCTTTACTAATATCTCTCATAAATTTGATTGCTTTGTGCGCCGGCATATCCTTTACATCAACTTTGACGAGTATAATATGTCTATCAGTTAATTCTTGTTTATCCAAATTTTGGATTGAGTTTTTACTCAATTCTATTGTATATGTCATTTTTAATTTTTCCTTTATATTATTGATTCATTAGAATCTTTGGTTACAATAATATTATCAGGTTGTAGATATAAATGCGCGATTGTATTTACAGCCATATAATCTGTATCAATTCCGCGACAATCGTGGATATACTCAAATGCTTTTAATAGTTGTTCTTTATCATATTCACTAGAAACGAGAATATACTGAATATTAACATATTTTTGTTCAGAATTTGGCAACTCATCATCCCATCTCTCTAAACCTTCAACTTCTTCCCATAATTCTGTAACATCATTATTCAATTTGTTTAATGCTTCAGTATCATCATTAGCATAAACAATACCTTCTTTATAATATTTAAACTTTTTCATTACAAACATTATTCCTCTGTGATAATTAATTTTGGAACATATCTAAACCTAGATACATCAGAACCAATAATATCAGACAATTCCGATACTGTAATTTTACCGATATCTTTTACAGATGTGTGGACGTCCCAAATACCGCCTGAGTATAAATTTATCAATACAACATAACCTCCGCTACCGAAATTATGACTGGAAACTGCTAAGATATAATATACACTTTCATATACAAAAATGTCGCCAACAGTATATGAATCTTTACCATGATTTAAATGTTTATGTTGAAATAATTTTTGAGTCATATTTTATCTACCATTCCAGAGAATAGAACCCAACGGTTCTATTCTCAACACTTCTGTGTTGCCATCTGGCATAAATCTAATCGAGGTTGGGTTAATGGATGCCTTTGTCATTAATAAACCTTCCATAATATCTCCTATCTAGCCACGTATTCTTTATATAGAATCTTTTATCATCATAAATCCATCCGATTCTTTCTTCTGTTAGATACATCAGAATCGGTTGTCTTTTTTATTTGGCGGCCGCTACTGAAATCTTATAGATATCTTTAACATTAAAGTAAATTATAATAAATTCATCAGTTATGTCATAATTAGCAAACATAAATCGCCAACTTTTAGAATGTTGATCATAAACTTGAGTTTGAACAAAAGGACAAGACCACTCAGGTTTTATCGGTATTCTGTGTTCAGAACAAATATCGGTAACGGTATTATAAACTAAAAACATGTTTGTTGCATCAATTTGCATAATATACTCCAATTCTAATTGCTTTCTTTAGTTTGAAACGAACCATAATCACATTGTTCCAATAGTTGACCCAGTTTAGTCAGATTAGTTGCCCATTGCATATCATTAATGGTTAACCAGTATTCTTCAAATTCCCCGTTGAAGATACAATCAAAATTAAATGGATACACTACAGGTTCTTTTGATAGCAATTCAATTAATTTGTAACACTGTTCTCTTGTATAGAATCTGATTTGAATCGTCCAATTGGCGATACTGGGTTTGCCCTCTACAACAGGTAATTTCTGTTGAAATGTTTCAAATTCGACTGCAGTTTCTTCTAGTGTTTGTTTTACTTTACTCATTATTATGCCTCATCTCTTGGAAAATGTATTTGTCTTGCTCTACCTAAAAATCTAAGAGTTAAAAAACAGACTAGAATAGCTACCTAAAAATCTAAGAGTTAAAAAACAGACTAGAATAGTACCAATGTACTCTTGTGTACCAAATGTTTCCAGCGAAATTAGATGGATACTCAATTTGTACATACTAATATAGAATATTACCAGAAACGGTGTTGATGTTAATGTTATTAATATTGCTATTAGTGGTTTAAATCTTTTCATATTATTCTCTCCTAGTTGGCAAGGAACGCCCCTTACCTATGCACATAAGTATACCGCATCTCAGAACGGAAGGCAAGAACTTTTTTCAAAAATAAGACGAAAGTTTCCATTCTCGTAGCCAAAACGGAATTTTCTCGGGTAGGATTGGTTTTGATATGTAGTACCCTTGGGCATACGTGCATCCCATTTTAATCAGTTCTCTGCCTTGTTCCGCTGTTTCTACACCTTCGGCAATAACAGTTAGATTCAATGCGTTAGATAGATTGATGATACTTTCCACTATAACCCTATCGATTGGGTTGTGGATTAAATTCATAACAAAACTTTTATCAATTTTGATATGATCAATCGAAAGATTTCTGATGTGGGATAATGAGGAATATCCCGTACCAAAATCGTCTAACCCAAATGTAATACCCATTTCTTTGCATTGGTCAATGATTTCAGATACTCTTTTATTATCTTCTATGATTGATGATTCGAGGATTTCAAACGAAATATCGCCTGGGTTAAAATTTGGGCGTTGATGGATTATAGTATTCAATTTATCAACAAAATCGCATTGGCTCAATACAACGGGATCTAAATTAACGCTAATGGGTATATACAACCCATCTTCTTTCCAGACTGAAGATTGTCGCAATGCTTCCTTTATAACCCAACAGGATACTTGTACACCAATCGGCGTCTTTTGTATAATGTTTAAAAACTCCATTGGTGCAAGTATACCGCGAGTAGGGTGTTTCCATCTGAGCAATGCTTCTACGCCAATCAAATCGCCCGTGATCATATTAATCTTTGGCTGATAACACAGAAAGAAATCACCTCGCTGCAAAGAAGGATGAATCTGATCAATCATTTCCTGTCTAGTAGTAATTGGATCATCTTCCATCTTATCATAGATATGGCATTGATTTTTGCCTTGCATTTTGGCAATGTACATACTTTGATCAGCTTGTCTAATCAATGCATCTGCTTCTACTGCATAGGGTTCTGCAGGATGAAAACTGATACCAATGCTGGCTGATGTCTGAAGTAATATACCATCAATTTCTATTGGCGATGAACAGATTTGTAATATCTTTTTAGCGGGTACTTCACAATCTTTTTTATCGGTTAGATTGTTCAATACGATAACAAATTCATCGCCGCCCAATCTGGCAATGGTATCAGATTCCCTGAGTATTGATTTCATGCGCTGACTGATTTCTTTCAGGAATTCATCGCCAACATCATGTCCTAGATTATCATTGATGTCTTTGAATCCATCCAAATCAATGTATAGAATTGCAACGAAAGTTTTGTTTCTGTTTGAATAGGAAATTGATTGTTTAATTCTATCCAATAACAATAATCGATTGGGTATACCTGTTAGACTATCATAATAAGCGGAATATTCCAACTGATTTTTATTTTCAATTATTTGTGTGATATCGCTACCAACCGATAAGTATCGAATTGGTGTCCCGTCTGCATCATATACAGAAGTGATAGTGGTAATGACGGTATAGAATGAACCGTCTTTTCGTCTATTAGTTATCTGACCGTGCCAGAATCCATATTCTTTGATTGAATCCCACATAATCCTATAGAATTCGCTATCGTAGATACCCGATTTAAGCATTCTAGTATGGCTACCGATTAATTCTTCTGTTGAATAACCTGTAAGCAATGTTAATCTGGCGTTACACGCTAGGATTAAACCGTCTAAATCAGCCGTATAAATTGCTTCGTGCGACGAATGAAAGAAATCATATGCCGCATCCTCCAACTGTTTTTCTGGGTTAGAATTGATGGACATATGATTACCCGAGGAATTAGTTAATAATCATTATTTATTGATTAAAACCAAATTTATTAACAGGTTTAATATTCATTTCATGGAAGATTCCAGCGATTGTATAGGAATCTTTATCTGACACCAATCCAATGTTTAAATCTTCTGCAACTTTAGATGCTTGATCCTTAGTCAATGAACCGAATTTTAATGCCTCAAAACATCTACCAGGTCTTGTTAGAGCAGGATCAACATCTCGAATGCTTGGTAAGTTAGTGGAGAAAATCATCTTCTTACCCTTGGCAGTAATTAATCCGTTTGATACGTTAAGGAAACGGTGCATAAGATTATTTCCTTCCGTTCTAGCAGATAAGAACATATCCATGTCTTCTAACACTAATACAGTCGAATCGGAATCTTCCATCCAGTCTGCAAAAATAGAGTCTTTATCCAATATAGCGGGATCATAAGTAACAGTTGCGGAAGTTTTGGCATAACTTAGTAATCCTTTAATAAAACTTGTTTTACCCGTGCCAGGATCGCCCACCAATAATAAAATAGATGCTGATGATTTTAGGAATCGGTCATAGTAGCTTTCCAATGTTTCACCATTTAAAAATGGATACATGGAATCAATCGGCAGAGTATCAGTCTCCAATGCCATTGAGATATAACTGCCGTTTGAGTCATACATCCAATTGATATAGGATTCTGCTACTTGATAAACACTCTCGATATACTCTTTATTACTAATGACAAAATCCCTATCCCCAATAAAACTAAGAGTAGTGGTGGTACCAGAACAATAGTAATCAATATAACTATCCATTGCATCAGCGATGATCCAGCCACCATTACTTCTTGTTTGAACAATTCTATATTTGTCAACATATTCTCTTTCAAGAAATTCTCTCCATTCTTTTTGTGATGCAATAATTTTTACTTCTTTGTGATAAATTTCTTTATTTTCTTTCAATCGTTTTTGTTGAATAGTACCCGACACATATTCATCAAATGAGCCAACGCCCATCACTATATCTTTATTCATTACAAAACTCACTTTTTCTTCTGGTGAAAAATAACTAACTCTTCTGTTCTTTCTTGCGCGGAGTCTACGACGGATTCCCGCTTGTCTCAGGAGCGATTGTATCGTCGAGTTCATCTAATTCCTCCCATAATTCATCTAATGTAGCGCCTTTGTATGCTGCATTCAAGTTTTTTTCTTTTTTAGGTTTTTCAAATGCGGAACCGTCAAAATTATTGAATGCTTTCATGTATTCAATATAATGATTAGTGAAATCGCCTTGTTCGTCGTGTTCTTGAAGTTCCTGTAAATCCAGTGCATTAGACGTTAATAGTTTACTTCGAATATAAACTTGTTTTTTCTCTTTAGAGATTCTTCGAAGGAATGCGAAATAAACTATTTGTGTAAAATAAGAAAACGGATTTTGCGTTTTATTTTCATCAAAATTGTCGATGACTTTTAAACAATTTTCTACGCCGTCAAGAACCATATCTTCTTTGAATGGGTATCTATTGAAACTTCTTAAATTAGAGAAGTTAGTTGCAATTTTAAATATACATTCACCAAGAAAATCGGTAATTCTAGGGTTAGGTAAACCTTGTTCTTCTGCTTCTTTGACTAATTTAATACGTTCTTGCATTGCTTCGAAAAACGCATCGTTGTCCACATACTGGCGTTTCGGTGCTTCTTTTGACATAGCGAGGTTCCTTTCTTTAATTGTGTAAACCAAGTATACCCCGCTAACTTGAAAAAGTAAAGACCTAGTTCACGGTCTTGTTTCCAGGGACGAAGAAAAACTCTTCGGGTAGTTCGTTGATGTATTCGATTTGAAGATTGTCGTAAGTTTCGGATAATTGTTCTTCATAATCTTCTTCAAATTGCGTCATATCAACCATATTTTTATAATATTCAATCGTAGACTGATTCAAAGGTTTTATTATAATAACATCTTGTTTGTATATTTCAAATATCGGATCGTCTGTAAATGAACACCAAGGCGAACCAACCATAACTTCTTTTGCTTTGTTTTCTACTTCAACTCGAACAGGTTTCATACAAATTGGATACATGATGGTCATTGAATCTTCTTCATCGGATATCAATACGCATATAACGGTATCGCCATTAATTAATTTAATTGTAACATAATCATGTTCTATCATTTTATATCCACTTCTATGATTTTCATTTTAAATTGTTCTTCCGCATATATTTTATAACGTTCTATGGCGTGCGTAAGGGTGATATTTTTCCAAGATTTCCACTGTAAATTATCGGCGATATCAAATAACGCACATTCGCTTTTACCATCATCTAATCTTAACCCTCGACCTATCGATTGAAGGTTACGTATTTTAGATTTAGAAGGGTGCGCAAATATTACATTTTGTATACTAGGAATATTTGTACCTGTGCTCAATGTCCCGTAACTGGCGACTATAATTGCGTTATTATGATTCTTTACAATGTTTCGTATTTCTTCTCGGTCTTTTGTGTCAATACCACCGTGGATAAAATAAACGGGTCTTCCGTCATGAACTTTATTGCGAATCATTTCAAATAACACTTTACCGTGTTTATCCACGTAATTAAATAAAACAAGAGTATTTCCTTCGGTGGATATAGCAAGGTTACGTATAAACTTATTACGTTCTGGATGGGTAACTAACCAATCAAGTTCCTTCTGATATTCAGTTCCCTTGAACATCTTTCTTGTCGGTTCGTCGTATTTCAACACAACGCATTTAATTTTAAGGTTTACAACCGAACCTTGATCCATTAATTCTTTAGTTGATATAACCTTATAAACTGGACCAAATAACCCTTCTAACGTAAGTTTATTGGTTTTTGAACTTTCGTCGATGGTTCCGGTTGCGCCAATTCTATATTTTGCATTAGAACATTTTTCCATCACGCTTGAAATTGATGCTGCCTTAGCAAGATGACATTCGTCGACAATAGCGACGTCAAACTGTTCAAAAAATGATTTTTGTTTAATGGTTATTAAAGATTGCCAAGTTGATATTAATACATTTTTGGTGAACTCTTTAGTAAACCCAGAGTAAAGTTTCTGTACATTATCATTAACAGAAAATTTATTGAAAGATGAATAATCTTCAAAGTCCGCATACATCTGTTCGACTAACATCGTGCTTGGAACAATTAATAATATTTTACGCCCAACATTTAAATGCCATTTTATTAACGCGTAAATCATTCCAGATTTACCGCTGGCGGTTGGCGATAACAAAGTTACTCTATTTGTACTTATTGCTCGGTGAATACCATCAACTTGATAATCTCTTAGCGAGATAGAATCGCCTCTAGCAGAAAGATTTAACGAATCCGAAAACAATTGTACATCATCCCTGGAAATATTATTAATGATTAATAGTTCATCGGGTATTTCTATATCATAATCATTTCTTTTAGCGAATTCTAAGACGTAGTTAAGCAACCCAGTATACAACATTTTAGTATGTAGATTGTAGAGTCTAACGAATCCGTCCCACATTTTTGCTTTATAAGAAGGAGTAAATTGATAACCTTTTACTCTAAACTTAAAGAAATCGGAAAGTTCTTGTTCAATGGAAGGGTCAGAAAAGACTCTTATGTACACTTCGTTGCGTTTTTCTACTTTAATCATAAAATGTTTTGATTTGAGTCTTTACTTTTCTTTGTAACTAAGGTATGCTAACTGTGTTAGCGGTTGATGTAACTCTTATTAACTGATTATTATTAACTACCTGCTAAGAACTTCTTGTGTTCTAACATATTACGAATTTGCCAATCCCTCGCTTTAATCTGTCCAAGTATAGATTCTAACAAGTAAACCATCGTCTGTAGATATTCAATCTTAACCTTCATATTATTCAAATCTGAATCGCCATCAAGAAATTGATCAAGTTCATTTTTAAGCGGTTTGACGCCTTGCCATTGTTCCCATTGTAATTCAGTCAATTCTTCTCTGGAAAGTTCGCCGCGATAATATCGGAACTTTGTTTTCTTTAGGACGTTAAAATCATTTTGTAATTTAGTGATTTTAAGTTTCGCTTGGATTAAATATCGCACGTACTTGGCATGTAACTTTGGAACGCGAATCGATTCATCGCTAATATGATTATCATCCATAACAGAATCTTCATCCCATTCATTCAACAACTCTTCAATCGTTGCCATAATATACCTCAAAAATAATTAAACGAAATTGTATCTATCAAATTTAAATGATGCTACTCCAACAATGTAATTAACATCAGTTGCTGTGCTTGTAAATGTCATTGAACTCAACGAAACCGGAATCAAATCAATAAAATGAATAGTTTTTGCCGGTTGATTGTTACTATTTAAAATCTGTAAAGTGCCATCAGAATAATCAACTGTACCTTTAGTTGGCGCGTTTTGACTATTCGTGAAGTTTATATATTGTTCATAACCATTGGGAAATCCAAGACCCGTTAACCAGTTATAGACCGCTTGATAATTGATCATCTCGGCATCAACCAGAAACTGCACGGTTAATTCATCATACGATATAAGATCACCTGCGAATGGGTTTAAGGTCAGTGGTGATAGAATATCAATAGACGCAAGTGTAATACCAGGCAAATTGACTTCTTGGCAATAAAATGTAATCTCGGGTATTTTGGTAATAGAAAAATTAAATCCATTTGGTGATAATGGATTAAAATTCGCTGGTAAGGGACAGGTAAGATTAGATGCTGGCATAATGAATACTAAAAATGGGTAATTGTGTATTTATCGCTTGACGTAAATCCGTTTTGCGAGTATACTAAAATTTCATTATGGAGAAAAAACATGAAACGATTAAAAATTGATCCTTATTTATCCGAGAAAAACTTAAAAAACGTTCTTTATGAAATGTTTGATGTAGAACCAAACCCACAGCATAAAATAAAATATTTTTAATAAAAACATGAGAGTTGATTATTCTTTAATAATGCCGCATAACGGTCAACTTCTTTTCGTGGAATTTAATGGACCGACTCATTATACGCAGTCTAAGACAATTTATAGAGACTATATGCTTAGAGATTATTGTTATCATAATGACATAAGATTAGTCGAAATTCCATATTTTGTGCAGTTAAACGATTATACTATATGCGAATATTTCGGAGATGATGTATTTGATTTCTATATTAAAGATAGAATTGAAATAACAACGCCTATACCAAGCGGATTCATAGAAAAGAAAATAATTCTCCCATATGATTATTGCACGCTAGGATTATTAAGATTTCAAGAAGACATCAACCCGTCTACAAGTAAAGTGAAAACTGGATATGAAACTGATGCAGAATTTAGCCAAACCGCAAAAGAAATTTATCATAGTATATGCATGAGATCTCAAGATGAAATTGAGTTGATGGATTATATGATAGGAAATACCTGCGATAATAGATCATTAACAGAATTTTTAAAGCATTATCCAACGTGATTATTTTTCAGAATTCATAAAAAAGGGGTCTTGCGACCCCTTCTTCACAATGGACTTATTTTTGATTTAATTATTTATTTTTTGTTCGTTTTTTATTTTTACTCTTTCTAGGCAACATTCCCTTCGCCCAGCCGTCTCCAGGGTGTTCTGATGCGGGTAATTTTATGCATTTAATTCCATTATTCCAACAATATGTATTTTTATGTGCCTTTGCTGTTGCATTTTTGTGATTATTGTCATATTCTTTAGACCTCGGCAATCTGCCTTTAACCCAACCATCTGGAACTTCATCTTTAAATTTTTTTTCTTTTACGCCGTTATTATATATCTGAGATCCAGTATTAGCAGCAGAAGCTAATTTAGATCTACTACTTCTTTGATTTATCATTTTATCTGTCAAATGTGGTAATAAATTTAATTCTTTTATCAACGGATCAGTTCTAAGTAATTTTCCAAAATATATCCCGTCTGGAGTCATATAATTAACTTTGCCTGTTAATTTTTTACTTACTTTTTCGCTTTGTAATACAGAAATATATTTTTTATCATCTTCAGTTTTTGTTGTACTCCATCCCTGTGAAATATAATTATGAAACTCATCTGAAAATAATTTAACAGAAATTTTACAATTTAAAAAATACAATTTAATTTTTTTATTTAAGAATTTAGCACGAGACATTTTTTTCTTAGAATTTTCATCATGCAGCATTCCTTTATTATTCCCAACCAATTTGAATTCTTTGATTAGCGGATCATTTTTGTGCAAATAATACTTATTGCCAGAAGAATCTTTATAGGTAGCAAATCCTTTTTCTTCTAATATAGATAATTCTTTTAATTTTGCTGAATAACGTATTATAATTGATGGCGGTGTTTTTCTACTACTGCGAGGATTGCCGTATGAATTATTACCCCTGTTTATCATATAATCTAATGCAAATGTCTGAGAACCGCCATATGTTTTCCATAACAAAACGTGCGCTAATATATGTTGGCGACAGGTTAATGTTATTAAATTCCACTCATTTTTCTTAAATGAAGAATATTCAGGAAATAAATCTTTTGCCTTTGGGCATACGTGATGTTCTTCTAGCGGAGTATTATCTATTGACGATAAATTATGTTTTTGACAATATTGAATAAATTTCCAATATCTGTTAAGATAATGTGGATTATGAGGTTTAGATGAAAGAATAGAATAAATAGTTTCGCTGGACATAACTGTTCCTTGTAATAGTGTTGAAATATGTTTAGAGCTAATGGATGGTGGTACATCGCGATTAGCATTTTTTTAAATATACTTATTATTTATACAAAATCGTTTTTCAGAATTCATAAAAAAGGGGTCTTGCGACCCCTTCTTCACAATGGACTTGAAAAAGTCCTTTAAAATCAATAAGTTACATTAGGTTCTGTACTCGGACAGATCGATAATAAAAATTCTTGTTTGCAGTCAAACTAACATCGCCTGAACCATCCAACAAGTCAACAAACGGGTTGGCAACTAAACCATATCTTGTTTTGAAACCGAACTTAGGTTGCATGGTGTTAGGATCAATCGCACGTACTTGTTGTAGTGGAACGTATGGGCAGTAGAACAAACCAGCATCCCATGCTGAAGCACCTTTATAACCAACAGTGAAGAATTGTGAACCGCTTGGGTTGCCAGCGTGGTTTAAGTTTTGACCGCCTGAATATGGATCAACATAAACTTTATATTTACCGTTCAAGATACCAGCAAATGTAGTAGATGCTTCGTCAACGTTCAAACCAGTAGACAACGCAGGAGCGTAGTCTAATACGCCCGCCATTGCCAACGCAGATGCTACGTCAGAAGAACAGATGATGAAGTTACCACGACCACGACGAGTTAACTGTGCGATAGCGTTTGCTTCGCGTTCAATTTGGAACAACAAACCTTTGAATTTTTCAACTGACCAACGACCGTTTGAGTCAACGTCTAAGTCGAAAATACCGGCAGTTGCTGTACCATTTTGTGCACCACGGTATGAAGTAGTGTAGATAGTACGGATAACTTCGCGGTTGATTTCAGCCAAAATTTCAGTAGAAAGAATTTTGCTCAATTCGCCTTCGGCGTCCAAACCATGTACTGCTTTCAAATCTTGTGCCAATTCGATTGAGTATTCAGCTTTCAATGCGCGAGTTTTAGCAACAACTGAAGTTTTTTCAATTGAGAATGCCATTTCTGGGAATGGGTTAGTACCAGCATCTGAACCTAATTTTTCAGCGTTAGCAGTAGTCATACCTGTACCAGTTGCATAAGTACCAGTTTCAGTTGGGTCTGAACCGTCATGTGTACCAGCGCCTGAGAATGCTGTGTTTGCTTCGTTGAACAATGCTTCAGTACCAGTTTGGTTGGTATATTTTGAACGCATTGCGAAGATCAAACCAGTAGGTTGAGTCATTGGTTGAACACCAGCAACGTCATATGCGATCAGTTGTGGCATAGCACGACGTACTAAATTGATCAAGACTGGATCGAAACCAGCAACGCCACCAGTTGAAGTAGCAGGTGCATAACCGCCAGTTGAGACAGCGTTCAAACCAGTTGAACCGCCAAAGTTAGCAGGCGCGTAAGCAGTTTCTGATAACACGCCCATTGCTTGTGCTGATTTAACTTGGTCTTGGTGTTGGTTTTCTAAGATAACAGCCAAGTCAGTACGACGACCATGGTCTTTAACAGTAACGCCATCAGCGTCGATAATTGGTGCCCATTTTTCTAAAAGAGCTCTACGATCTTGTTCCATTTTTATTTCCTTTTTATTTTGAGTCAAGTTGTTTAATTGCATTTAAATATGCGGCAATAGAAGGATCTGCAGATACAGAACCTTTTGATTCATTCAATTCAACTGGAGAATCAGTTACTACTGAATGAATAGTGCTTTGTTGCGGTTTACCAGTGAAATAACTTTCACGGATGGTTTGTACTTTAGTTTTGAATGCTTCTTCGCTTTCAAATACCAATTCTTCAACTAAACCTGAGAATTTCTCAACTTCAGTCGCGGTCAAACCTTCGCTGACCATACCAACGATTTCTTTACGAGTAGCTTCTTGTAATGATTTTTTCAAATCAATATTTTTAGAAACTTGTTCGTCAAGTTTAGCTTCAAGACTGTCAATTTTTGCTTCCATTTCGCCTAGTACGTCATACTTTTCTTCAGGAACTTCAATATAATGTTCTTGGAAAAGTCCTTTCATACCAGAAATGAAAGATTCCATAATGTCAGTTTTGATACCATGTTCAAGGGCGATTTCATTCTCACTAATCCACTGCTCGACAACATAGTCGAGGTATCCATCAACTTTTTCAACAAGACCCTCTGTAATTGATTCAACTTGCTCTGCAAGTTTTACATCAAATTCTTCTTCTAAACGCGCAACTTCTTCTTTAACGCGCACGACAACGGCACTTTCGAAAATGGTCGCTGCTTTAGTTCTAAATTCTTCTGATAATGATTCGCCGTTCATCAAAGCATCAACATCAGCAGAAACATCTACTTTTAATGATTCTTCGACAACCGCAACTTCTTCAACAGGGATTTCGTCTTCAACAACTTCTTCCACTGCTTCTTCATTCTCTACAATTAATCCTGCCAATTTGGATTCTTCCACGATCTCGGCAATTTTTTTGTCAATGCTCATTTATATAACCTCTTAATTAATATATTTTATTTATTAAAATTATTTTTACTTAATACTGCGTAAAAAGTTTGCAAAAGCGATTGCTTTCTGTTCTTCTAAATTCATCGATGATGCTTTTCTAATTGTTCTTTTTGCTTCATCGGCAATTCTCTCGAATTTTCCATCTTGATAAATCCATTCGGCAGATTCCATGATGCCGTTGACAAATGCGTCGGGGGCACTTGGATCTCCAACAATATCTGCCGCCGTGCTCAAAAGGAAATCGCTTTGAACTATATTAACACCTTCATTATTCATTTTTAGAGAACCGAGTGCGCGACTAGAAACCCCCAATCTACCGCCACCTTTCAAAATACCTTCAGCAATTCTACCCATTGGTGTTTCAAGAATTTTTGCTTTACCGATCCAATTAGTGCCGTCTTTTTTCAATGAGGTGATCAAATGAGAAACATTTTTAAGATCAACATGCGGCGTTTCGGGATGCGTCATTTCCCCGTATGCAGAATTAGTATTTACCTTTTCTTTAATATAACGGTTGACTTCTTTATCCATTATTGATTCTGGATACATTCTCCCGTTTCTATTTTTAATATTGGACTGGAGGAATATTCCTTCTATATAATATTGCTTTTCTTTCCCAAGTTTTTCTTCAACAATCAGTTGAACCGATTCGTTTAATTCCTGTATTAGTTTCATCTGTTAAATCCCTTTAACTACCCACTTGTGTTAAATCATCGTAGACACTATAAACAGCAGTTTCAGTTTTAGATGCATAGCCAGATACTTTTCTAATACGAATCCAGACTTCGCCTTGTACTGCCGCGCCATCTTTATCGACGATAGTGACTGAAATATTGCTACCATTTTCAGTAGGTTCTGATGGGAATAATTCAACAAAATCCATGAAGTTGCCATTATCGGCAAGTAAAGACGCAACTCTTACACCATTTCTATCAATTTTGTAGATAGCACCTGGTTCGCCTGCCCATTGAAACCCAATGATATTTGCGACAACATTACCGCCCACTGGATATACGATTTGATTAGCGGCGAGAATGTCTGTTTTAATATCGATAATTGCCGGCGCAGTGTCGTTTCCTGAAATCTTTACGATTGCTTCTGAATCCGTTACTAATTGGACCGCTTTTAATAATGCTGCCATTTTATTGTTCCTGTAATATGACATTGATTATGTTTAGAAAGTTATCCGAACTTTCTTTCATATAATCAACGACTTTTAAATTATTATTTGCTATATTATTTATTAATTTTTGAGTTTCAGAATTGATAGCAACAACTGAATTATCTTCAAGAATATAATGAATTTTACCATTGACAATAGTGTCTAGCTTATTCATTTCTCTGATTTGATGCACTACTGGGTCAATTGAGAACGTTTTATCAGAAGCAAGTTTAATATAAGAATCAATGATGTTATTAGTAACTTTTATGTTATGTTCTTCATTGATAATATCAGCAATTTTTTGTTTATTATCTTGGTAAACTTGTTCTTGTAAATCTTTGATAATAGTTTTTGTTTGTTCTTGATATTTTAAATGTTGTTTTGCTTCTGATATTGATGTATAATCAGTTTTCGCATTGTCAATTAAAATGCTGTCGTTGGCGCATTGAATGACAGACCCATAGAAATGGATAGACTCGCGAATATCCATTCCTGTTAAGGTAGTATTTAACTTTTTAGAAAACTGTGAATAATTCATTATTCTTCAACTTCTGGTTCGACTGATTCTTCAACTACTCGGCTACCAGTAAACATACCTTGAGCAACATCCGCTCTCATAGACTCCAATTTGTCTGCAATTTTATGTGCCATGACAGTATTGAAATTATTTTCAATTTCGATGGTATCACCGCCAGCAATTGCATTAATTAAATTCTCGATATTTTCTTTTAACATTGTTTATTGTCCTTGTTCTTCAGGTGAAATGGGTGGTTCAGCTTGATTTTGTTGAGCAATTAATTTAATATCATCATCGCTCATCATTAATACATTTTTGCGAATCCACTCAAAACTGTAATACTGCCCAACATAGGGAGTAATCTGTTGAAGCATCTGAACGCGGTTCATTAATACTTCTGCTTCTTTTAATTCAGAAAAATAATTATCCTTCTGAAAGTCAAATTGAATAAATTGTTTAATCTCTGACCATTCATCTTCGCGGATAATACCTTTAGCAACTAATTGTATCTTCAACGCATCCGATAATAGATTGGCGAATTTTTTACGCAATCGGGTGATGAATTTATTAAACTTTACTTCTTCTCTCGTAATCTCTGTTGAACGACCTAAACTAAATCCCTGTTGCGGTTGAAGTCTGCCTAATGGTACATTCAATGCTTGATATAATTTGTTTTGGAAGTATTGCACATCTTCTATCTGACCCAGCGTTTGTCCGCCAGGAAGCGTGGTAATTTCTGTGCCTTTACCGCCTTCGCGACGAGGCATCCAAAAATCCTCCATCATACTTAGATGGCGACGATCATCCCGAACTTCACCTGTTGTAGCATCATAGACAATTTTATTACGAAACTTATTCATAATATCATTGACGTATTGCTCTGCTTTTAACTTAGGTAAGTTACCAACGTCGATGTAGAATACTCTGCGTTCTGGTGCTCTTGAGATACGGTAAATAACAACCGCGTCTTCGATCATTTTTAATTGATTGGTTGGTTTGACTGCTTTA